TAGGGATATTGAAGACTCTTTTTCCCCTAGAAGAATTGTTAAGAACTATTTTGAAGACCATCCTTTAATTATGCCATTTAGAAACACTTATGGTAAAGTGGTTTCATTAGTTGGTCGAACATTATTAGATGAAGACGCTCGCAAAGAAAAGGCTATTGCCAAATATAAAAATACCCAAAAATCAAGTGAGTTCGTCAAGGGCAACTTATTATTTGGCTTATATGAGAATAAACAAGACATATTAGACCAGGGGTGCGTTTATATTGTTGAAGGTCAGTTCGATGTCATTAAAGCATCAGAGATAGGTTTTAAAAATATTGTAGCTCTTGGCAATAATAATTTGACTACCTATCAATTATCTGTCATTAGCAGATACTCTAATAACATATTTTTGTTGTTGGACAATGATGAAGCTGGCCAAAAAGGGAGGAAACGAGTTGTAAGTAAGTTTGGGCAGTTTGCCAATATTCGTAATTTTTACATACCAAATGATTATAAAGATATAGACGAGTACATTACTAAGGCCGGCATTAGTGATTACACGGAACTGTCTTTTTCTCTTAGGGACTAATAAAACACTTTTGACAATGAGGTCTATATGGAAAAAAGAAAAAATCGCTCAGACCATTACCAGCATCTTTTACTCGAAACGGCTTGCTCTAATGATATGATGGAAGCTTTTTGCAATGAAGACAGTATTTCTGCAAGATTAAACCCTTTTGAATATAATGAAGATTTGATTGAACTAGAAGACCAGCTTAAAAAAGAATTTTGGAGAGTGGTAGATACTCTCTTAACCTCTAGACAGAGAGAGGTAATTAGATTATACGCAGATGGATATACCCAAATGGAAATTGCTAAGATGCTAAATGTGAACCAAAGCAGCATCACCAAGAGCCTTAATGGCAATGTAGACTACAAGAATCATAGGAAGGTATACGGCGGTGCTAAGAAAAAGATCAATAAGATCATAGAGAACGATGACAAAATCAAAGATATTCTAAAGCAAATGGCGGAAATCCGCAGCGAGAAATGGTGACGAATATACAATGAATAATAAAACTGAAAAAGATAAGTGTATTAGTAATTTTTTTGATACATTGGGCATTTATGTCCATCATAAGGTAATTGTAGCAGAAGATTTATATGATATTCTAAATGATGAAGAAAAATTACAAGCCCTAGTTTCTAAATTAAAACTAAAGGCTTTTTGGTGAAAAACAAATAATTAAGAAATTCGACGGCTGCCTTATCTATAAGATAAGGTGGCCGTTAGTAGTTTTTGGGTCAAAATTATGAAAGTCAACGTCTCGTGGCAATATTTTGTAATATCTAGGTAGTATAGCACATCAATAAGTACAGAATATTATCAATATTTCTTTATGTATGATAAGGTATATTCTGCTCAACAGGAGACGTAATGTCCAAAATTAGTTTAGATTACTCAAGTTTAGCCAACAAAATTACTAAGAAAGCCTACCGCCTCTCTGATGTTAAAGATCAGCTTGAGACTATTGCTTTTGATGTAGTTCGCTTTAAAGATGGTGATAAAGGTGCCGATTTATGGCAAGTTCAAAGCGCAGATGATGGTGACTATATTGTTGCCTTATATACTGATGAGGTAGAAAAAGAAGCATCTTCTGACTGGTCAGTCTTAGTAACTAAGAGTGGTAGTGATTTACAAATTTCTTATAAGGGCGATCCTCTTGTAAGAATGTCTTCTTCTAAACTTGGTATTCCTAATAGTGAATTACATCAGGTAGAGAAGTATTTGCCAGAAAAATTAGCCACTAATAAGAAATTAGTTAGGGCTTTATTAGGTGAATTGAATGATGCAGCCAGGCAAGAAGTGTCTAAACGATACCCAGAGTTGGTCTAACGGAATAGGTATAATATGAGCATCGATAAAATACATCAATTGGTAAATTCTCTAGCAAAAACAGCAGAGAATGATCAAAAGTTAGCCACCCCATTCTTAGCTTCTAAGCTAACAAAATATGCCTCATCTTATCCTCAAGATAAGACTCTTGGTGGAATGGCTAGAGTTCTAAATGATATGGTAAGAAACAAGACATATTTTATCCGTAGAGCGGATTTTAAGTCTCTTGGTCATAAATTGCAAACAAATAATACGAAATTTGCAGAGTTATTTCAAGAAGAGCTTGGCGAAACTCCAGCAGAGCCTACTGTTACTACCTATGATCGTGACGAATCAATTAAGTCTAATCCATATCATATTGGAGATCAAGTCTTAGCCAATGCTTTAGAGAGTGTCTTTGATAAACATTTATCTCTAAAAATGTATTCACAGCCTATTGCGAATCTAGCTATGAAATCAGTTGGATCTACATTAGATTCTTGGAATCTTAGACCGGCTCAGCTTACCGTTAGTGATGGCAATGATAAATTCATTGTAATTAAAGCTGATTATGAAACTCCAAAAGGCGTTACAAGTTTTTATGTCCCAGTTGAAGTGACTAAGAATAAAGTAACTGATCCAGAAGTATTTATGGGAAATACTGGACCAGAAGATCTTAATCACACCAATATTAAGGCATATGTCACCAGACAAGCCGGAGTAAAAACTAAAATTGGTGGAACTGATATTCTCAATGCTCTTAATCTTGCAGCTTCTGATAAGCGAGAGGTAACTGCTGCCGAATTAGCCGTGACTCGTCTTAATGCTACTCGTCAAGGTAAATCAGAATTTTTTCAAGACCAAATTGTAGGATTACATGTTGAAGCCGCGCCAAAACAAGATGTAGCTCTTCCTAAATATGAAACCTTTGCTTCTTTTGAAGAACAATGGTCTAGTCCAAGCGGCCAAGCTTGCTGGCATTTTGGCGCAGAATTAGTTTCTTCTGGTAGAGTTCATGTAACTCGTGAATTACAATCTTTTGGATTTACAAATCCCCAAGTAGTTGTAACTAAGAGCGATGATAATACTATTTTTTATGGTGTTTCTCTAGATACTGGGAAAGTAGCTTTTACCGTACCAGTAAAAATAGTAGCTAATAAGCTTACTAAGCCAACTGTTTTACTATGTAATGGTGCTTTAACTACTTTTGATCGTTCTGGTATTAATGAATTAGTTAGTGAAAATAAGACAGATATTAAAGTTGCATCGGTCGCTTCTACTATGGCTACATTAAAGCCAAGTGAAGTTCTTACTAATTTACGCCAAGCTATGAATGATGGAAATCATGCCAAGGCAGAAGATGCGCTTAATGTCTTAGCTAACGCTGGAGACAAGAAAGCTTATGACACTGCTTTCCAAATTTATATGGAAGGATTGTCTAGCAAGAAGGTGGCAGAGACAAAATGTTCTAAGATGGTTAAGAGCGCCAAGAATGCTGTTAGTGAGTATCCAATTTGCTCACATACTGGTCTACCAATTAACAAGGTATATCAAGACAAAGATGGAAATTGTCGTCCACTTTTCCGCAAAGGAATGGATGAAACTTACGAAGGAACCTCATTTATTAACGCCAAGATTTTCGGGTGATTTATGAGCTTACATGAAATAAACAGATTAGCTGCTTTATTTCAGCTAAAATATGCTTTAAAAGCAGAGGCAGCTCCAAGAGTTGTTCCTCCTAAAATATTAGAAGCCGCTAAAGATAAGGTTAGAACGGCTTGGAAAAACTACGTAAATACAAATCAGACAATTACTTCAACTGCTCCAACTATGATTATGCATTTGGCTAATAACGAACATCCGTATGCTAAAGCTATTCTTAAGGGAATGAATGATTTAGTTGATCGTATTGATCAATTAACACCATTAAAACTTTTCAATTGGATTAATAGAATAGCCAAAGATATTGAAAAAATATCTAACTGGAACTCATCTGGAATTATGGACACAATTCATGACAATGTAAGAGTGACAAGGCAACCAGAAGCTAATTTAAGGGAATTAATAAAGAATAAATTTGGACATCAGTTAGTTCCACTATCTTCTATGTTGGTGGATGCTGCAAATTTATTAGCCAGAGCTTTGCTTAAGAAACCAGATACGGTTGCTAAAAAAGCTAAGTCTCCTCCACCTATGGGCAAAAGTAAAGATCAACTTCGTGTTTTTATGCAATCTAATCCTGATGCAGCTAGATATGGTTTAGATTCAGAAGAAGTTTTTAGACAAGCTTTAGAAAGAAATAGGCCACTTATAGAGAAGTTTATAAGATCTTTGAAAGTAAAAGAAGATCCCAATAGGCCCGGAAAATATATTAGACCAACTCCTACAACTGGCCCGGAAGTTCTAAAACTAACAAATGAAATTAAAAGAGGACTTCCACAAGGAACTAATGTTGAGGCATTAGAGCAGGGAACTATTGAACCAGCCG